CCATCCCGCCGAATCGGTCTTTGATGATCCTTACTTTCACTCTGAGGCTCCTTCCTTTGAGAAAGGCTCCCCTCGCCAGGGGAGCCGCTTTGCAGCGCCGCCGTCAGGCGGACTGCAAAGCTGAGAGGTTTTCTTCCGGTCCGCTGCCGCTCTCAGTAGGGCAGGCGCTCTACCAAAAGCCTACCACACCCCCCGGCCCAAAACTACTGCGGACATACGCAAAAAGAGCAGACGCCTCGGTCCATCACCGGAGCGTCTGCTCTTTATCTTATTTCACCTCATCCCACCAATTTCTCTCGTCCTTCGCCTTCTCCGCCTTCTTGTCCGCATCCTTTACCCACTGGGTAAAGTTCTTTTCCTCGTACAGCGGGTTCCCGTCTCCGTCCTCGAGGGCCAGCAGCTTCTTTTCCAGCCGTTCCCGGTCGCCGTCGCTGCCCGCCAGATACTCTTCCTTCACGGCTTCGGTTATTTTGCTCTTGATGCTGCCCTTGTCCTTGCCTGCGGTCAGCAGCCGGTTTATCTCTGCCTGCACGTCCTTCGCCCGGCCATTTTCCACTTCGTCCAGCAGTGCGTCGTATACGTCGGCGTCCTTGCTGCCCGCCAGCAGCTCGTCCGCCTTGCCGTCCACCGCCTTGTTCACCACATCGATGAGCTGCGCCCGCCGGGCGGCATCGGCTTTTCCCTTGGCCCTGTCCGTCGCGGGGGCGACGCCCAGCCCCTCCCGCAGCTTCTCGAATACGGCCTGCCGGGCCTTTTCCTCGGCCCGGGTCTTTCCGGCGTTCCGGGCCTCGGCCGCCGCCAGTACGTCGGCGTCGTACTGCTTCAGCCGCCTTGCCAGCTCGCTGTCCACCTTGTCCGTCTTGTTCATCTGTTCCAGCTTCTTCATCGCCGCAGCAGCCTCCTCGCTGTCCCCGCTCTGGATGGCGTTGTACAGCCGGTCATACTGCCCGGTGGCCGAAGAGGGTGCAGAGCTAAAGCTAAACCTTTCGCCGCTGCCGATGGCCTGTGCATCCTCCCAGTAGCCTTCGAAAGCCTGCATTACCTTCCGGATGTTCGCCGCCGGGACGCCGTACAGCTCAAGGCCGCACTGGATGTCCTTCAGCACCGCCTTGTTCAGCTTCTGGTGGTGTGCTGCAAGCTCTTCCTCGCTCATCTCGCCAGTGTCCGTCCGCAGCAGCTTGGCGGTCTTGGTAAAGGCGGCAAACAGATCGTTCACCGCACTGATATTGGTGGCGCTCACCACGTCGTAGTCCGCGCCGCTTGCAGCGTTCGAGATAACGCTGTAGATCTCCGCTCCGTACAAAAAGTTTCCGGCTGCGCTTTCGGTGTACAGGTCGAAGAACCGCTTGCCCACGCTGGCCGCCGTGATGTCGCCGTTCTCGTCCTGCTCCTTGTCCCACCGGTGGAGCAAAAAGTCCGCGCCGATCTTCATCAGGGCAAATACCGCCGTCTGCACCACCTGGCTTGCCGCCGCCCGGCGCAGGCTCTGCCCAGCCCGCTGTACCTCGGCCTTGTTCTCGGCGCTCTGGTCGGCAGCGTACCGCGCCTTCTGAGCCTTGTAGTCGCCCACGGCGTCGGCCAGGATGCCGTAGTTCTGGAAGCGCTGGGTGGTAAACATGGTCAGCGTCTTCACAAACTCGTTGTCGCTGCGCTGGATGCCCGCCCGCTGCATGGTGGTGTAGTTGGGCTGGGTCTCCTCGATGACCCGCTGGTACATCTTGTTCACGGCTTCCCAGTAGGTTTCGCTGCCCTTCTCCGCGGCGCCCTCGCCGAATTCCGCTGCGTGGTGCTCCACATACCGCTTCGCGCCCTCCCACAGCGCGGCCACCGTGATCTCGTCCATGCCGGTGATCCAGCCGGTCACAGCAGGCATGGCTTCCGACGCTTTGGCCACAAGGTTTTTGTGTGCGCCGATGGAGCTCATCTCTCCCCGCTTCGTCCCCCGCAGTCGGTATTGCAGCAGGGCGTCGCCGTGCTGGCGGATCTCTGCTTCCAGCGCGGCCAGCTGTTTGCCCGAGAAATTCTTCACGAGGGGCAGCGACGAGGCCCAATTCTTCGCGAATGGCAGCACCGCCGCCATGGTGTCTGCTCCCAGCACAGCGCCCGCCGTGGGCAGACTGGCCGCCTGCGCGATGGCCACGCCCGGGTTCACGGTCAGGATGGCCCCGGCGTAGTTGCCCCGCATTCTATCCAGCGCCCGGCTCATGGTGCTGCTGCGGTGCCGCTGCCTGGTCTGCAGGTCGGTCAGCAGGTCATTGATGTAGCTTACCGTCTCCTTGCCCCACTTCTCGCCGATGATCTTGTCCTTCAGCACACCGATGCCCTCTGCCGTCTCCACGGTGCTGTTCAGCACCCGCTGCACGTCCCGGATGGGGGCTGCAAGGCCCGCATAGGCTGCCGTGTCCCGCAGGCTCCGCTTCACCACGTTCTGACACTCTTCCAGCAAAATGGGCTTGTCGCTCTTCACGCGCTCCTTCAAAAAGCCCCGGCCCTCGATGGTGGCATCCATCTTCACGCCCTCGATCTCCGTCGCCAGCGTGCTCCGGTCTACCGCGATGGGGTAGTAGTTCTTCACGGTGGCCCGGTCATAGCCCAGCAGCTTCATGCTGGTCTCGTTGATGAGGTTCGTGGTGTACCGCCCAAAAAAGTCCTCCATGTCCTTGCACCAGTTTCGGTCATAGTCCGTCATGGCGTCCTGTACCGTCTGCAAAATGGTGTCGGCCATGGGGACGCCGTCGGCGTTCATCAGCGTCCCCAGCATCACGGTCTGGCTGCGCTGGTAGGCTCTCTCGATGTTGCCCTTGGCGTACTGGACAGCGTCCGGCAGGGTCAGACCGCCGGTCATCAGGTGGTGGCGGCTGTCCTCGTTGCGCAGCAGCATGTACAGGCTGCACAGCTGTGCGTGGTTCAGCGGCACGGCATTGCCCTTGCTGTCCTTCAGGCCGATGTCCACCAGCTCCGCCCCCGGCCCGGCAAAAGCCTCCACCTCTTTCAGGTGTTCCTTGCCGGTCACGTTGGCAAACAGGCTTTCGCCTTCTACCAGGATCTCCGTCTGCCGCCGCTGACCGTCGTTCAGCATCTGCCCCAGCTTCTCCATCTGGCCGTTTTTGGTGTAGCCGCCCAGACGCCGGAACATTCTTGTGCCGCCCAGCATGTCCAGCTGGTAGCGGTTCATCGCGCCCTTCGCCTTCTCAAATTTCTCCCCGAAACCGTTACCCTCAGAGTTCAGCACCTCGCGGGCGGCCTTCATGGCCATGCCGTCCACCTCTTCTGCCCTCGCAAGGCTCAGGGTCTTGTTCTCGGTCCGGATCATGTGCAGGGTGCTGGCCGTGATGGCCTTCAGCATCCGCAGCTGGTCCACCGTCATGGGCAGATAGGTGCGGTTCTCCGTCTCCCGGATGCGCTGGCGCAGCCGGTCCCGCAGCTGTTCGGCCTTGTCGCCGTCCGGCAGAGCCTTGGCTTCTTCCAGCTGCTTGTTCAGCCGGTCCAGCTTTGCCTGCTTGCTGGCGTTCATGTCGTCCCGCAGCGTCTGGATGAGGTTTTCCACGCCGCTGTTCTCCCAGTCGGCGTGGATGCCGGCGTCCATCTCTCCGCTGCGCCGGATACTGTCCTGCAGGGCGGTCAGCTTGGCCACGGCGTTGTTGTTCAGCACCGTCATGTCCGCCAGCTTCGCCACCTCAGCGGCCTGCACGATGAGGCTCTTCTGCACATATTTCCCGGGCTTCGGCCGCAGCACCATCTGGTTGAGCTGGGCGGCGTTGTTCCGGATGCTCCGTTTCAGCTCGTCCGCCTTTCTGCCGTCCCTGGCCTTCTGCACCCGCTTTTCGGCCAGTGCCTTGGCCACGGCTACGTCCTCGTCCCGCTGCTGCCGGGCCGTTTCAATGGCAATGGCATTCCTCTGGGCCTGCTTTTCCTGCCACGCTTCCGCCTTGCGCTGATTCTCGGCTTCCCATTCCATGATCTCGTTTTCCTGCACCAGCAGCTGATACTCTGCCCGGTCGGCCCGCCGCTGCTCTCCGGCCACCTGCCGGGAAAGGTCGTTGATCTGGGAGCGCAGCTGTCGGCGCTCCAGCTTTATCTCGTCCAGCATCTCCTGCCGGGCCTGCTTCATCCGGTTCTTTTCGGCCTTCCATTCCCGCTCGTAGGCTTCCCGCAGGGCGGTCATCTTCTCGTCGAGGCCCGCTGCTGTGCTCACCTGTGCGCCCAGCGTTTCCAGATTCTCGTTGAGCTGTCGTTCTGCCCGGCTCACGCTCTTGACCTCGGCGCTCTGGCTGCGGCTGTTTTCCCGCATCCGGTCGGCAAAAGCCTTCCGCTGGGCCTGTTGCACGCTCTTCAGCCCCTTCGTCACCTCAGCCGCCCGCTCCTCGCTGCCGGCGGCCATTGCGGCCACCTCCCGGTTATGCTTTAAGATGCCCTCGAAGACCGCCTCGGCGTCGGTCATCTCCGGGTGGCTCATGATGTCGCCGATCATCCGGCCCGCCAGTTCCACCTTGGCGTCCTCGTATTCGGCAGCGTCCGCAAACCGGCTCATCATCTTGGGCTTGATGGTGTCGTGTACGTTCATCAGCACGTCGAGCCATTCCGTACTCTCCATGCTGGCTGCGCCCGCCACGCCCGCTTCCTGTGCCGCCGAGCGGAAGAGTGCCGCAGCGCTCTCCTTCACGCCGCCCACGGCCTGGGTGTCGTTCACGATGGCCTCGTACTGTTCCGCCGGGTTGCCGTCCCGGTGTCCCTCCGCCTGCCGCAGCTTCACGCCGTGGCGCCGGGCCTCGGCGACCGCCTCTGTCCAGCTTCCGTACCGCTTCACAAGCTCGGCCTTGGCCTTGCCGTTCTTGTCTACCGTGTAGGTCAGGTCATGCAGGTCGGGATACTCATTCCAGAGTTCCGTGTTCCGGTAGGTTGCCTCATCCAGCACCTCGCCTGCCAGCGTCTCGGCCAGTCCCTGCGCCTTGGCCATGTCCGCTCCCTCCGAGCGCAGATATTCCACCAGCGCCCGCGTCTCCTTCGCCAGCTTCGCCCGGTCGGCCCGGCTGCCGTTGGTCTTGGTCCACCGGATGGCGAGGCTTTCGAGGGCGGCGTCCGAGAGTCGGGTGTTCTTCGTCAGGCCGAAGAACTGGTTCAGGGTATCAAAGGCCGCAGCCTTCTCCGCCAGTACCCGGCTTGCCTGCCGCTGCTGGTTGTCCTTTGCCTCCCGGTCGGCCTGCTCGGCCCGCTGGTAGCGGAATCGTGCCAGCTCACTCTCTGCCGGGAGTTCCCCGGTCTTGTAGTATTCCCGAATCTCTCTTACGACCTTGTCGGCATCCACCTTCCCGCTGTACTCCTTGCTGGCAGCCACCCGCCCGTCGGTGGTGGAGATGTCGAGGGTGAAACGCCGTTTCTCGCTGCCCAGCTGCTCCACCATCGCACGGATCTGTCTCAGCTGCTGTTCGGTCGGCGGGGTCTTTGCCGCAATGTCAACGCCCGGGGCCTCAGCCATCACACGCACATTGCCGTCTGCCAGAAACTCGTTCAGGGCCTCTGTGCCGTTGGACACCTCCGCCGGGCCGAACGCGTCCAGTATTTCTCTGTGGTCAGTGTCCCGGGTGCCGTCATTCTGCGCAAAATTCAGCATCCGGCCATCAGGCAGGATGTACCCTGCCCGTTCAAAACGGTCTGTCGTTCCAAACTGCTCCACGGCCAACTTCCGGCGGTACTCAGGCTTTCCGCCCGCCGCCTTGGCCTTGGTATCATACACCTTCTGCTGCTCCTGCTTCACGGCCTGTCGGGCGTTTTCCACTTCGCCCTGCGCCTGCCGCAGCTTATCGTTCACTTCGCCGATGCGGCTTTCCAGTTCTGCGCCGCGCCGGTTGAACTCCTTGCGCTTTTCCAGATAGCTTTGGTACTCTTCGCTGGCCCTGAATGCCTTGCCCTTTTCCGAGAACAGGCCATAGGCTTTTTTCTTTTCTTCGATAGCCCGCACTTCGTTGCTTTCCTGCCAGTTTGCACGCTCTTCCTTCAGGGCGCGGAGCTGACGTTCCAGCTCCCGGCTTTCTTTCTGAAGCTCACTCTGGTTTCGCCGGGATTCGCTCAGCTGGAACCTCACCGTTTTCTTCACAGGCTCGTCGGTTCTCTTGCTTTCGTCGGAGGTTTGTGCTATACTTTGCTTAGAGGTCTCCGGCAATCTACTCCTTGAATCTTCGGATTCTACGTGGGTACCACCGGAGGCCTCACCAGAGCCTTTCGGCAATCTACTTCTGGAATCTTCGGATTCTGCACGGGTACCACCGGAAGGCTCTGTAAAGCCCTCTCGCAGGCTACTCCCCGAATCTTCGGATTCCATGTGGGTACGCGAGAGGGTTTTATTATTTGCAGGCCGAATCCCTACAACATCATAAAAGATTTCCCGCTGGTCCGTTTTGATGGCCGTCAGCACATCCGCCTCATAGACGTTCTGCCCGACTTGGATCTTGATTCTTCCCCGGTTGAATGCTTCCGCATTCTTGTGGTTCGCAGGCTCACGGTATACTTCGTCTGCTGTCTGGATGATCTCGTCCAGATTGGCTGCCATCCGCATCTTGTCTGCATAAGCTTCAGCATTTTCCCACTGAAGCGCTTTGGTCGATTTCGACCAGACAAATTCATTTCGCCCGTCTTTATGGTTCAGAATCGTCCAGCCGTTCCGCTCAAAGCCGTTCGGGAAACGCTCCTTGATGGCCTGCTTGACAGTGGCCTTCCACTCTTCCTGTGGAACATCTTTCAAAATATCTTCGTCGATTTTGATATAAGACTCTCCGGCCTTATCCTTCAAAATCGAAAACCGAACCCCCTGCTTTCCCGCCGCGCTCTCGGTCTTGAGGGCTGCGGCGTTTTCTTTTGCCGCCCGCAGGTTGTCCATGGCCTTTTCTGCGTGGGTGAAATACTCGTCCTGTAAGGTGCGCTTTTCGGCCTCGGCCAGACGCTTCGCCTTCAGGGCGGCGCGGTCGTCCGGGTCGATGGCCAATACCTCTTTCGCCCGGCTGATGAGCGTGTCCAGCATCTGCCGCACCTGCTCCATCACTTTGTGGATGGCGCCGCTCTTGCCTGCGTTCTTCTCTGCCTGCCCGCGCTGGAACGTCACCCAGCGCTTGAAGCTCTCCTCGCTGTCAAAGATGCCCCGCCATGCGTCGGCCACCAGCTCCTCCGCTGCCTGCTCGTAGGTCAGGCTCTGGGCGCTGTAATCCCGCAGTTTCGCCCGGATCATCTCGTCCAGGCTTTCGTAGCCGCTGCTCTTCGCCAGATATTCCAGCGCGTGCTCCTGCAAAGTCCGTGCGCCCTCGGCGTCCAGCGCGTTGTACCAGTGGTAGTCCTCGTGCAGCACCGTTCCGAAGATGTCCTGCGCGTTGTCTCCGAAGAAGATCCGGGCCGTCTCGGTGTCCACATAGGCCTTGATGCTCCGGTCGTTCTGCAGCACATCCCTCAGCACAGCATCCGTGCCGGTGGCCGCGGCGTTCAGTCTGATGATCTGGTCGGCCGCGTCGCCCTCCGGCCGCATCGTGTCCTTGGCGTATACCTCGCCCCTGCCGCTGGTGCTCTCGCTGCCAAGCGCGCCGCCCAGCCCGGCCATCTTTTCGGCATACAGCATCCGTTCGCCCTTGCCCTGGGTGTAGGCGATCTCAAGGGCCGTCCGGCCGGCGTCGGTGCTCAGGATATAGTTGATGTCCGCCGCCGTGCCGCTCATGCTGCCCGCCAGCTCCAGCGCCTGCGCAAAGGTGGCAGCGCCGCTCCGGCCCAGCCGGTACAGCGGCGAAGCTGCGGCTGCATACCGGTCAGCGTCCACCCTGTCTGGCATATTTTTGCTGATGGTCTCGGCTGCCTTGTCCGTCACCCGCCAGCCTTCCAGCGCCCGCTGCACCTCGGCCTCCCGCTGTGTCTTCGGCGCTTCCGGCCGGAGTCCCAGAGTCTCCCGCAGCGGGGCGTTCTCGTAGCTGTCGGTTTCGCCTGCAGCGGCAGTCGCTCCACGCACGTTGTCCGGTGTGGCCATTTCCGACACGACATCGGCGGTTTCTGCGGGAGTGTCCTGTACTGTCTGCGGCACATCCACAGCTTCGCCGGGCAGCTCTGCGCTCTGTACGGCAGGCACCGCTTCGCTTTTCGCCTTCTGCTGTGCGGCGATCTCCCGCAGCATCCGGCGGGTCGCGCCCGCAGTGTCGGGCAGCGTCACACCGTAAGCCTGCTCAAAAGCCGCACGGTTTTCCCGGTTCTCGGCGTTCGGCGTAAACAGCCCGATGGTCTTGCCCGTCAGGCTGTCGCTCGCCGCCACTTCGGAAAACTGCCGCACCGCCGGGTTTTCCGATTTTGCGGCAGTTGTTTCCGCCCGCTGCATACTTTCAGGGAAGCTCCGTTCTCGCGCGGCGTCAGCCGACGGGAACGGTGAGAGGTTTTCTTCCCGCCCGCTGATGTTTTCAGTGGCCGCAGGCGCAGCCTGACTGAGAGGTTCTCCCCCTGCCAGCGCTCTATCGGCAGAGCCATCCGCAGCCTCATTAGCGGTCGTCGCTGTTGCCCTGTCCATCGCTTCGCTCATGCTGTGCAGTCCCGTGCCGATCGCGCCGCCCAACGCACCGGACGCGCCGCCGGAAAGTCCGCTTTCCAGCGCGGTGAGGAAGGTGTCTTTGCTGAAGAGGTTCTTCGCCGCCTCGCTGTCTCCCAGCGCAGCGTCAATGGCCATGTCCGCATAGGTCTCCGCAAAGGCCTGCATCGAGTTGTCGATGCCGCCCGAGATGGCCGCAGCCACCGCCGGGTAGCGCTTCGCCAGCTCCGAGCTGCCCGCCAGTCCCTGCACCCAGTCCGCGATCTGTCCCGCCAGCGTGTCCTTCGCGTAGTCCGAGCCCATGGTCTTTGCAAGGTCAGCTGCGCCCACCGAGTTGATGGCCCATCCCGCGCCGAACTTGGCGAGGCCGCCGCCCAATGCCTTACCGGCGCTCTCGCCCTTCTCCGCGCTCTGGCCCATGGCCTCCGCTGCGCCCTGGGCGCTCAGCATAGGCAGGATCCACGCAACGCCATCGCCGCCTGCTGCAATGGCCAGATTCTCCGCTGCGCTGGTCACGGCCCCCGCCACGGCCCGCTGGGTCGGGCTCAGGCCGCTCTGGGCCGCAGCCGTCAGCTGCTGCCCGCGGTCGTAGAGCTGGTATCCCACGCTCTGGTTCTTGTCGATGCCGTCGCTCACTTCCAGCCCCGCCAGCCGCTGGCGCATCTCCCGGATCTCCTTGGAGTTGTACCCCATCGAGATCAGCTCCCGGTTCCGGCTCTCCGGCCATGTGGGGTTATAGTCCATGTCTACGTCGGTCAAAAGGTCAAACAGGCTCTGGGCGTGTTCATCGCCCTTCACTTCCTGCTCCACCTGTTTCCAGTTCTTCAGGGTGGCGTCAATGTTCTTTCCCGCCTGTACGCCGTACTCCGCGCCCAGCACCGGGGCAGCGGCCACCGTGTCTCCGATGCCGCCGATGGTGTTCGCCGCCCGGCGCACGCCCCGCTGCCATGCGGGGATGGCGTCCAGCGCAGCGTTCATCTTCCGGGCCTCGTCGATCTGCGCCTGTGTCCAGCCGCCCTTCTTGATCAGGTCGGCGTCCGTGTACGCGCCGTGGGTGTTGTCCACCCGGCGCACCGCGTCGGCCAGATTCTTGTTGTCCCCGGTGTCCAGCCACTGGTTGATGCGGTCAAACTCGTCCGGTACACTGTCCTTGGCAAAGCTGGCTTTCAGCTCCTGCGCCCGGCCGGTGCCGTAGGCCATGGCCCCGCTGCCCACGTTCTCCAGCACGTTCCCGCTCTTCGCCGGTACGCCCCACTTCTGCCCCATGTCCAGCGCCATTTCAGTGGCCGCAGGCGCAGCCTGCCTGAGAGGTTTCTTCCCGGTCGATACTCTTCCGGCAAGGCTGGTATCGTTCCTCGCATCCACCTCCCCCATGTCGCTGGCGTGCCGCTCGGTGTACTGCTGCAGGGCATCTGCATAGATGTTGCTTTTGGGCAGCACTGTGCTCGATGCAGTGGACGGATTCGGCGTCTTGGTGCGGACAGCTCTCACCTTTTCCGCCGTCCACCCAGAGCTTTCTGCCGCCTTCGATGGGTTGCTTTCTCTCATTTCCTTAACTTTTTCCGCTGTCCATGCCATCAGCCCTTCACCCCCGCCTTCTCAAGCGCTCTTGCGATTTCTTCATCGCTGTACCCGTTCTGGTTCATATTGTTCATGATAGCCCACGCGCTATAACCTTTTTTCGCATAGTTCTTTGCCAGCATTGCCGCCATATCTACGCCGCCGCTCTGGCTTGCGCTCTGGACGTTCGCAGTATCCGCATTGAGCCACCCATTATCCGTTAAGGTCTGCTTGTAAAAATCGTACAGCGGCTCATTTCCCTTCATAGAGGAAAATGTCTTTGCCATACTTTGCAGCTGACTGTTCGTCCAGCTGCTCCCGCTGCCTTTCGTTCTGCTGCTCCTTCTGCCCGAAGAGCTGCCCGAGCTGCCTGCGCTCTTTTTCTCCAGCGCCGTTGCAAGCTGCCGTCCTGCGATCGTCCTGTAATTCCCCACAGAGTTCGGATCCAGGCCGTACAGTTCCAGCACCGCCCGTGCGGCCTCGTCGCTGCCGCCGCCTGCCAGCCCGGCTGCGGTCGTGAGCGCACCCGCCTTGTCTGCGCGGGTGATGGGTGCGCCGCTGTAATTGTCGAAGATTCCAGTGTCCAGACCATACCGGCCCAGCACGGCGTTCGCGGCATCGCCCGCCCCCTGCTGGTACAGGTTGAACGCCTGCTCGTAGGCATTCAGTGCATCGCTCTGGCCGGTGCGCTCTTTGTTGTACTCCCACTGTTCCCGGGCAAACTCGTTCTCCCACTGCTGCTGGGTGTAGCCCTTGTAGGTGTCGTAGGCCGTCAGACCGGCTCTGCCCACACTCTTCGCCATCTCCCACAGGTTCGAGAGGAAATCGCTCTTCTCCTGCGCCGCCTGGTCTGCCCGGCTCTTCTTGTAGTCCCGCCAGTCCTGCGCGTTGGCCACAGCCCCCTGATGCTCCGCCGCCTCGAGACTGTCCTGATTCTGCAGCGCACTCAGCAGCCCCGAGAGGCCGTTCTGCTTCAGCTGGTACATGGTCAGGGCCTTGTCCCGCAGTCCGGCCAGCCCGTCGTCCACGTTGGCCATGGCCTGCTGGTATCCCTGCTGGGCCACACTGTTTGCGTAGCTCGAGCCGTACCCGCCGCTCAGCGCGGCAGCGCCCGCAGCGGCGTTCTCAGCCGCCGCCCTGGCATTTGCCTGCGCGCCCGCGCGGTACTGCCGATAGAGTTCGCTGTCCGTGCCTACGTCATAGCCTGCATTGCTGGCCGCGCCCATGCTGTCCAGCGCCTCGTTGATCCGGTCGGTGTAGTTGCTCTGGTACGCCCCCGGCATCGCGTTCTCCGCGTCCTTCTGCGCCGCCTGCGCGTCCTTGTATCTCTTAAAAACTCCCATTTTCTAATCTCCTTTTCTCTTAGCCTCCCCTTATTAGGAGAGGTGTCGCGCCGTCAGGCGTGACGGAGAGGTTTTTGACCGCTCAGCCCCTTCCCGGGCAGGGCGTTTTTCTTTACAGGAAAAGAAGGGGCAGCAGAGTCGCTCCCACGCTCACTACGGTGTTCCAAAATCCCGAGCGCCGGTTCTTCTTCGCCTGTGCCTCGCTGGCCGCCTGATTGTACACACTCTGATAGTAGTTGCGCTGGTTCTCCCAGTTCTGGTAGTTGGTCTGGTATTTCTCGTAGTCCTGCGCTTCGGCCTGCTGGTAGCCGGTCAGCTGGTTCTGCAGGTCGTTTTTCTTCTGGGTGTACTGGTTCAACGCCTGACTGTACAGGCTGTTCGTGGCGCTGCTCAGTCCCGCCATCGCGTTCTGATAGGCGCTCTGGCCTGCCTGTGTGCCGTAGCTCGAGCCATACCCGCCCGAGATGGCGCTGGCGTTGGCCTGCGCGTTCTCGTTGGCAAGCTTTGCCTGCCGGGTGTAGCTGTTCTTGTACTGCTCGTAGGCCGCGTCCCGGGTGGGGTCGTAGCTAAAATCCTTCATCCCGTCCAGCTTGCCCATCACGCCGTCGATCTTGTCCTTGTACTGGCTGGTGTAGTCGCCCGGCTTCTTCGCCTCCCACTCCTCCAGCTGCGCTCTCGCATTACTCAAATTGCTCATTTCAGCTTCTCCTGTAAGTCCCCCGAGAGATTCTCGGTGTCAATGTTGCTCAAAATATATTCCAGCTGCTCCTGCATCTGGTACAGATAATTCCTCAGCTCCCGGGCGCTGGCCGTATCCAGCCCATCCAGCCTCGGCATGGAGATCTTCGAAAGCCCTACGATACTAGCCACGTCTCGGCACACCTCCGTTCACTCTTCCGCCCTCGCTGTTGCTCAGCGTCATGGCGATGCTCCTCACTGCGATCTGCCCTTTTCCGGTCAGACGCAGCCGCATGGTGTCGTGCCGGGTCGGGACGAAGGGCAGATTCACCCGCACACGCTTCCCTGCGGTATCCACCCGGCCCACCTCCTGCCACTCGCCGCCGTCGAAGCTGGCCCACAGCGTCACCACGGTCCGCTCCATGGCGTCCAGCCGCACCGTCACCCGGCTGCAATACTTGTCGTCCGGGTTCCCGAGTCCGATGTCACCGGTCACAGCCTCGTATTCCACCGTGTCCTCTTCGCCGCTGGCCTCCCGGCTTCCGTCTGCGGCCCAGATGGCCTCTTTGTCCCAGAGATAGAGCTGTCGCCCGGTGCTGCACATGGCCCAGCCGGTGGCGTCTTCCTCGTGCCAAAGCCCTTTCTCAGTGTCGTATACCAGCAGCCGCTGCCCGTCGGAGCTTTCGGTGTGCAGATAGTACCGGCCCACCAGCCCGCCGGCGGCGGCTCTCGTCACATGGCTGAGGCGTTCTTCGTCCAGCGAGGCCGACACCTTGGTGGGCAGACTGCCGTCCCACGCCATGACGCCGTCCATCGAGAGGTAGTACAGCGTCTCGTTGATGACGCAGAGACTCTGGTGGGCGCCCTTGGCCACGCCCGAGCACTGGATGCTGCTCATCTGGTAGTCGCTGGGCTTGGTGCCGTACAGCTTGTGCAGACCGTTCTCCTTGAAGAAAAGCACGTATCCCATGCAGGTAGCCGCACCGGTAAAGGCCCCGTCGCTGCCCACGGTCACGGCGTAGCTGTCCGCTGCCGTTCCCCGGTAGGAGAACCAGTTGGTGGCGTCGCCCAGCTTGCAGGCATAGATGACGTTTTCGGTGCTCGAGCAGCCCCATACACGGTTGTTGTGCTCCGTCAGCCAGTCGAGATCCGGCACCCGCCGCTGGGCCGTCACGTCCGGGAAAGGCCCGTCGAAGGTCTGGGTGGTCTTGCCGTCCATGGCCGTCCACACCACGCTCTGGCCTGTCACCACGCAGGTGCCGTAGTACAAAACGCTCTCGATGTCCGGCGCGATGGAGAGGATGACCGAGTCTCCGGCCACGTCGTCCACCACTACGTCCCCGCTGAAATCAGAAGAGTAGGCATTCTTCACCACAGACGGGATGCCCGTCAGCGTCACAGTGTCCCCGGCTTTGAAAGCTTCGCCCAGCCCCTTGCAGGTCACGCGGCAGTAGTTCAGCAGAATGTTCTGCCAGCCGCCCGCCGTGCTGTAAAGCTTCAGGGCGTCGCGGTAACTCCACGGGGCATCCTCGGCCTGCTTGAGCCAGACATCGCCGTTCTCGGGGCTTTCCGGCTCGGTCGCGCCGAATTTGTTCGGTGTGTACACCACGCCCGCAGCATCGCAGGGGGTCACAGTCAGGCTATTGCCTCCCTGCTGCCAGCTGGATCCCAGCGCACTCAGCGTCCCCGCTGCGGTGTCAAAGGCCATCTTGTCCGGCCAGATGAGCACCTTGGTGCCCATGCCCACCATCTTCTTCTCGCCGTCCGTCAGGGCGTTCTCCAGTTCCACGGCGGCGCTGCCGTCGTCCGGGGCATACCGCAGGGTCGTGCCTTCCACGGTCACGAGGCCGTTCAGGTGGTACATCCCGTTCATTCCGGCTGCGTCCCGCACTTTCCGCCGGGGCTTGCGGGTCTCGAGGGCCGGGTATCCCCGCGAAGAAAAGTTCTTCTCCTTGCTCAGCTCTGCCTCGCTGCACGCATACCCCTCGTTCAGCCCGCCAAATACCCGCAGCAGCTGCCGCTGGCTGTTGATCTGGTTCAGGTTCGTCACGTC